TTAGTTGCTTTTCGCCTTCAAATTAGGATTGAATTGATCAAAATATTGAGCTGTCTCATTTTCAAGTTTTTCGGTTACGTGTCCGTAAATATCAGATGTTATTCTTCGGCTTGCATGACCGGCACGTTTTTGAATGGCGCTCATATTTTCACCGGCTTCTATAAGAAGAGCCACCATTGTATGCCGCAGGTCATGGAGCCTAATATCTTTGAGCCCATACTTCTTTTTTATTTTTGCCCACTTTGCAGTAGGTGTTGTGTAGTAATATGGTTTTCCTGTTCCACTGTGGAAGATATATTGATTGTCCTCACCTTCCCAGGCATCCCCGAGCATTAGTTTTTCTTTCTTCCACATGCGATAATATTTTGCTAAATCCTCCATATAGAAATCTGGCATTTTAACAAAACGTTTTGAGCTGCGTGATTTAGGCGCCTTTACAAGAGGCTGCCCGTTGACTGTTTTAGAAATTGATCGATTTACATAGAAGCCGCCTCTATCCCAATCCACATCCAAATGCCATTGAAAGGCAAGTCCTTCACCACGCCGTAAACCACCAATCATTGCGCCTAAAAAGTATAAACGCCATTTTATATCAATTTCATATAAAACCCTGATACATTCTTCTGCTTCATCAGTCTGAAAATACTGCATTTCTTTTGGTTCCACATGCGGCTGGCTTAAACCCTCCATAGGATTCTCTTTAATGAGTTTCCATTCTTCTGTAGCTGTCTTGAACATTGCCTGTAGCGTTTGAAATACATCAAGAATTGTTCTATCACCAAGGCCGCCAGGCTTACCATCTTTTCGGGCCCCATCCTTGGATAAATCATCTATAAAATCAACGATGTGAAGGGTTTTTATTTTATCTATTTGTTTATGCCCAAAAGCAGGAAGTACGTGATTGCGTAAGTGACCTGAATGTTTTTCGGATGCCTTATAAGAGTATGGTTTACCATTCTTATTAAAGAGTTTCTTTTCAACCCATTTTTCTGCAAATGAATCAAAAGTGGATTTTTCCGGAGCAATATACTCGCCGGCCTCTACTTCAATTCTGAAACGGTGCAGCTGGTCCTCAAGATACTCTTGTAATTTCCGTTTAGTCTTTAATAGCTTTGGATCTTCTATACGAATTGTTTTCTTTCTCCTATCCCTTTTACCTTTGGCATCGTAACCATTCTCAACAATTAATCTAAAAGAGTTTTTTCCACGGGGCTCTATACTGGCCATTTGGCTACCTCCTAACATTCAATTTACTTATTTGATGAAGATTTTTATGCCAGAGAATTGAAAACTGTTTTCTGTTGAATATTTCTAGCCGTTTAGCGGCCAAGGAATATGTCACATTAAATGTATCTCCTATTAATTTAATGGCCTCTGATTTAAGACGGGGCAGCTGCATTTTTATGAGCATGAACGTTGGTACGCAGAAGTGATACATAAAACTGTTCGCCTGGTATTCCTGAAGCTGCCTGAACATTCTATTCATGTGAAATTGGTTTCCAGTATGTTTTAAGACGTGGCATAGCTCATGAACAAAGTCTTGCCACTGTTCTTGTGGAGAGGCTCGAGCATCAAGGACGACACTATACTCACCGTTAATTTGAAACATGCAGCTTTCTCTTTGCTCATAATGCAGCCAGATACGAAATGCCGCGGCGATCCTTTCTAAATCAATGTCTTCAGGAGTCTCAATATTTAATTTGTAATAGATTTTTTTCACTTCTTCTTCAAGATACGATAACTGGATTGACATTAAAAACACCACCATGGAGAGAATATATGTTCTGTTTTTGGTGTGAAAGAAAAGCCCGAGGAAAAAGGGCTGTCATAAATTCAATAGCTGTTTCTTTTTAATTTCATATTCTTCTTGAGTGATAGCATCCATATCCAACAACTCTTTATATTTTTTCAATTCATCAGCTGCAGATACAGTAGGGGCAGGAGCTGGTGGTGCAGTTGTTGGAGCCGGCATAGACTGATGCTCTTCTATGTAATTTTGAATTTCTAATACCATCGGCAATTCATTTGGACCAAAAGTGAAGGAGTTATCGTCTTGTATTGCGTCCCAGAGTCCACTTGTTTCATTGGCAGCTGGTGTTAAAAATTGAAAATAGCCAGAGGTTACTAATCCTGGTTTTTTTATTTGAAGACCGGACAGTTCGCTGATTCTATAAGATTTCTCCCCACTATATCCTCGTGTGATAGTGTTAACAGCGCCTTTTCTTGCTACTCTTATATAGTTTCCATCAAGTGTGATTGTTGTTTTTGCAGATTTAAAATAATACTCTTTGATGTGCTTTTTCGATTCTTCTTCAATTTTCTTTTGTTCTTGGCTGACCTTTTCTTTTTCCAGATTGAATTTTTCTTCATTACCAGTAATTTTGGATTCTACATATTTACTTACTGCCTCTGGATTTCCTTCTGTTATGTTAGTGATACTGAATTCTCCATCTGAAGTTGTGCAATCTATCCGATAACCAGCAAGAGCTTTTTTAGTAACAGACATTTTCAAAATAGAATCGTAAGGCCATTTCTCTGTAATCAGTGCATCCTTTTTAAGATAGAAGAAATAAACATAATCATCTGTTACGGCAAATATACCAGTAGGCATGCTGACAACTTTAGGTCTATTCAAGCTACCTCTTGCAATTTCCAATACGGTTTCGTTTAGCTCACTAAGCATCATTTTATAAGTTTTTACAAAGTTTTTAGAAGCCTTCATGTGTTTTTTGAATTGACAGTTATACACTTCACCATTCTCTGACAAAAAAGACAAATTGAATTTCCCCTTTATAGTAATCAAGTTGAACTTCCTACTTTTTTTCTGATCCGATCCCGTTTGAATCCAGATGCAATCCGGATGAGAAAGAATTCTATATCCCTTGATATAACTGGCTTCAACCTACTGGTGAAAAATTCTTTTCCGATCCAGTTCAGATTTAATTCCGATCCAATCCCGATCTTATTAGTAAACAGAAATAACATAATAAATAATATAAATAAAGGTTTCACCAGTATGTTACTTTTTAGGCTTTCGGCCTTCGCGTTCTTCTTTCTCTTTAAGGTACTTTATAAAATCAATTGCCTGTTTTTGACTTTCTTCTGAGAAATCACGAGCTTCTCTAAACGCAAGTTGTAAATCATCATCTCCGAACGCTTGTTCAAACTCTGATGTTTCTTTAATAACACTCGAATGATTATCAACTCTACCTAAAAGATAATCAGTAGTTGTATCGAGAGCGTCAGCAAGGTCACGTAACATTTCGTTTGAAGGTGAACTGTGTCCGTTCTCATAATTGCTTATAGTTCCCTTGGTGGTTTTGACTTTCTCAGCTAACTCAGTTTGAGTAAGTTTTTTTTGTTTTCGGCAAATCTTTAATCTTTTAGACAACATTTGGATTTTCCTCCATATCGAAGTACAAGGTAATTGTACAACAAATGAGAAGTGAATTAATATTTGTATAAGAAATTCATACTTTTTGTTGACATACAAGATTCTTATACTTATAATGAAAACATAAAGTACAAGAATCTTATACAGGAGGTGAACGAATGAAAAACTATAAACTTGTGAATGCCAGAAAAGCTAAAGGCTTAACTCAAGAGAATTTAGCCGAAAAGCTTATGTATAAAAAATCCACTGTTTCCAATTGGGAAAATGGATATTCCACTCCTAAAATGGAAGATGCTTTTAAAGTCGCTGAGATATTGGATTGTGATATTAAAGAGCTTTTTTTTAATCAAGAAGGACAAGAATCTCATATAAATAAAGCTTAGGAGGCCGAGTATGACACGCAATACATTAACTGTGCAGGAAACAGCTGATTACCTTGGCGTTCATCATGACACAATTTACACGATGGTCCGAGAAAAACAAATTCCACACTTCCGAGTCCGGAATCGCATTTTCTTTACCAAACATAACATTGATGCATGGATTGAAGCTCAGGAACAAGCGATTATGAAGGAGGCGATAGGGTGAATCAACTCGTCTTCATTGAAGGTAATCAAGTTGTAACGGACAGCCTGACTGTCGCTAAAGTCTTCGGGAAACGGCATGACACGGTCCTGCGGGATATCAGAAACCTTGATTCCAGCAAAGAATTTAATCTCCACAATTTTGCGGAGGTTGACTATCAGGATGACCGAAACCGGACATACAAAAAATATCTCATAAAACGTGATGGACTCACATTCTTGGTTTTTGGTTATACAGGCGCAAAGGCCGCAATATTTAAAGAAAAATACATTGCAGAATTTAACCGTATGGAAAATGAGCTTCAAAGGCTCAATCAGCCCTCTTACATGATTGATGATCCGATCAGCCGGGCAAAGCGATGGATCACTGAAGAGGAGGAGCGGCAACGACTTCAGCACACACTGAAGATTCAGCAGCCACTGATCAACTTTGCAGAGAGTTGTATGGCATCTGAAAAATCATTACTAGTGAGGGAACTGGCGAAGCTTGCATCTAAAAAGGGTATCAGCATCGGAGAAAAACGGCTGTTCCAAAAGCTACGCGAGTGGAAGATGATCTTGGCAAACAAGAACGAGCCATACCAGGAATATATCGACCGTGGTTACTTTGAAGTAGCACAGGGAGTGCGACAAGTAAACGGTTCATCTAAATCATGGCTGACTATCCGCATTACGCCAAAGGGACAGGTCTTTATCATCGACAAGCTGAGAAAACAGCAAGTAAGCTAGTTCCTTCATTAATTAAATTTTACCAGTGAACAACTGGATATATCAGGAGGCAAACATATGGAGAACAACCCATACAATTTGCATAATCTACCCCGGATCATGCGTAGTGTCCGCAAAGCGGCAGGACTTGCACAGTATCAGATCGGTAATTTGATAGGGGGAAAGGATCAGCGGTATGTTTCGGACGTTGAAAATGGATTCAGTAAGCTTACCCCGGAATTATGCATCAAGTGGTTTGAGGCGTGCGAGGCATACGAACATATTGATCTGGTACATTACCTCTTCAAACTGCACCCGACGACGGCGGCGCCAATAGATCCAGCCCTTAACGAGAGCGCAAGCGCGGCGGTAATCAATATGATTCACCAGCTTGAAGAAGCATTGCAAGCAACAAGGCATTTAGCGCGCTGGCTGGCAAACGATAGGCCAGGCCGACAACCTGAAGAACTGCCCATGGCCGATATTAAACAGATTTTTGATCTGATCCCAGCAAACAAAACGCTGATATATTCGCTGGCCCGCAGTCATGGCCTGAACATGAAGGAACTGGCTGAAAGATGGACGCGGAAAGCGCTAATGAGTCAAGTTGCAATGGCAAAAACAGAGGAAAGGCAGGCGGTGCTGGTATGAAAATCAATCAGTTTCTTAAAGCAGATGCAGATTCAGCAAAAAGGAAAATCGAGTCGGCGGAAAGGCTCTCTATCATGCTTTCGGAGGCGTTACGGGATGGCGATTATGAAGAAGCTATCAGTCTTGCAGGGAGCATCAAGGTTCTTACAGAGGATATTAACCGGCTGGCGAATAAAGGACGCTTACACCAAACCGTTTTAAATATGGCAGCCCGCGGGATTCAACTGAGTGTTGCGAGTAGGTGTTCACGATGAATATTGAAAATCCAATGGTCCTGAACAACTGGCATGATAAAACGACAGAACCGGAAACAAAAAAGGACTTTTTCGGGGATGAAGTAACGTCAGCAGATAATTATGTAATCGACAGCGGCGAAGTGATTTTACAAGACAATCTTAAACGCTATTTGAAGGAGCAACTTGGATTTAGGTTTCATTCAGCACAATAAAAAAAGCCCACTTGGCAGAGTGGACTTCAAAAGGTCTTTTGGTAAAGATTAGTTCCTTTATTATACCAAATTACCTCAAAAAAGACAATGGAGGTTTTACACATGGCAAAACGAATAACAGCATCTTTCAGTGACCGGGCGGACGATCAGAAGCGTTTAAGAGAAGTCGGCGGCTCAATCATGTTCAGTAAAGGCAAACCCGTATTTTCCTTTCCGTCAATGGATGCATACCGAGAATGGCAACGGCTCGGCACAGAAGCTTATTTGAGAAAGGTGGCAGAAGCACAATGAACGGATTATCTCAGGTAGATTACTCAGATTACATGCCGGCGCCCCAGCAGGATACTAGCGTGACTACGGAAGCGATGGTAAGCCGACAGGCTCAAGAAGTACAGGCGGCGATGGTCATCGCAAAGAAATTCCCACGGGACGTATTCGCGGCGTTTGACCGGATTAAAAAAGCATGCGAACGGAGGCTTTTAGCCGAGAATGCGGTGTATGAATATCCTCGCGGCGGGACAAAGGTTTCCGGTCCATCTATCCGGCTGGCGGAGGCCTTGGCGCAGAATTGGGGCAACATTGATTACGGAATTATGGAGCTCGAGCAAAAAGCCGGGGAATCCTCTGTCATGGCTTACGCTTGGGATCTTGAAACGAATACCCGGCAAACCAAAATATTCACTGTGAAGCATGAGAGAAAGGCAAAAGGTACAGTGACAAAGCTCAATGATGCAAGGGATATTTACGAAATGGTTGCCAATCAAGGAGCCCGCCGGGTTCGCGCCTGCATACTTGGAGTGATTCCGGGAGACATCGTTGATGCGGCGGTAGATATGTGTCAAAAAACATTGATTAGCGGTCATAAGGAACCACTGGAAGACCGGCTCAGAAGCGCCTTCTCCCTTTTTAAAAAAGAGTTTGGCATCACTAAGGAAATGATTCAGGAGTATATCGGCAGTAACGTCGACGCCTTTACAGAACAAGACTTTTTAAAGATTGGCCGCATTTATACATCTTTACGTGATGGTATGGCCAAGAAAGAGGATTACTTCAATGTGAAGGCCACAGGCACGACTAAGTCAAAGGCTGAGGAAGAATTCAAAAAGCAGAAAGAGCAAGCTGACAAGCCTGCTGATAGTAAAGAAAAGGCGGGTGATCCTGCTAATGCGGATACCGGCGCTGAACAAGGAGAATTATTACTCTAACGAGATTGATAGACATTACATGTCAAATTCTCAATATAAAAGTTTTTTGCAGTGCGAGGCTGCCACGATGGCAAAGCTGAACGGAGAATGGACGCCGCCCACATCGGAGGCACTCCTCTTCGGCCAATACGTTCATGCCTGGCTTGAGGGTGAACAGGCTTTTGATGAATTCAAGATGAATACACCTTCGCTATTTACTCAAAAAGGTCAGCTGTACAAGCAGTATCAGTTAGCTGATCTGATGATTGAGGCGATTCAAAATGATGATCTCTGTATGTTTGTTCTTCAAGGAGAAAAGGAAGTCATTGTAACTGCTGAATTATTCGGTGTTCCGTGGAAAGGAAAGCTGGACGTATACAACCCAGCTGGCGGCCGTTTTTCCGATCTGAAAACAGCGCGGTCATTGCGGGAGAAAGTTTGGGACCCGGAAATAGGATATTGCTCTTTTGTTGAGGCATACGGATACATCGCTCAGATGGCGCTTTACGCAGAAATTGAAAAACGGATGACTGGGCGTAACGAATGGCTTGAACCCCTGATCGTTGGAGTGTCGAAAGAAGACCCGCCTGATAAAGCTGTCATCAATATTGATGAAGGAAGGATGGAAGTAGAGCTTGAGGAGATTGAGCAGCGGATGGGCCGGATTTTGCAAGTGAAACACGGCGGGGAGAAGCCGGAGCGATGCGAAAAATGCAAGTATTGCCGGGCTACTAATCAACTGAACAGTATCATCCATTTTTCGGAGTTGGTGAGCTGATGGAAAGGGAGTTGATTAGGATTCCTATCCCGCATTGTTATCTCTGGCTGGTCAAAACGGTTCAGCGCGACATGAGAAAGGACTTGTATACCCGGTACACGACTGACTACTTAAAGACAAATGAGCCGTCTCTGAGATTAGTAGAAATAGATTTCAAGGCTCTGACAGCACTGTGTGAAAGGAAGTAGGTGAGCGGCATGGATATGCAAGGTTTGGGGTATGTGGTTCTGCCTCGGCTGCCGTTTAAGGATTCACGTGATGAGACAATATACGATTATTTATTCAAACGGGCGGAGTACAGGGCAGATCAAGAACTAAAGCTCGGGCAGACAATCGTTAAGCTTGTGGATTTAGCCAAGCGCTTCAACTGGTCTTCTGATCAGATCAAATACTCATTAGATCGGATGGTAAAGCAAGAGTATTTGAAGTTGGACCGGCTGCCGCAAAAACGCGGTTTCATTGTGACGGTGTTGAATTATGCCGAGTACATACAGCTTGGAAATTACAACAAGAAGATAGACCCGGCTCCAATACCAGTAGCACAGCAGGAGGTTGACGAAAAAATGAAAAACGCATTTGAACTATTCGAAAACAAAACAGCCCGCACCATTGGCACGATGGAGGTTCAGCGGCTCGGGTATATGGTGGATGATTACGGCGAAGAGAAAGTCATGGAGGCAATGAAACAGGCGTTCAGAAGCAAGGGAAACAACGTCAATCTGAATTACATTGAAGCAATTCTCTCAAACCCATTCAGCCAGAGACGAAAGGAGAAACAGCAGTATGGAAGCTCGCAAAACGCAAGATATGGACGCGGCAATGAAGGCCATTCTAACCAAGCTCCGGGATCGGTCAGCAGCATCTTCAACGGGACAGGCCGCCTCAGAAGAAAAGGCTGAATACGAGTGCTCTGACTGCAAGGATAAGGGCATTATTGTTTACCGTATTCACCAAGACACCGAGCGCCAATTGAGAAAAGAGCATAAGACAATGGAAAGCCTGGCCCCTGATCAAATGGTCAGAGAAGAGGATTATCTTGCGGGGAAAGTATGCTTACCTGATAAGGCCCGGGAATGGAAAACCACATTTTCCAAGCAATGCGAGTGTGTAAAACGGAAAAAGATCGCCCGGCTTATGAAGGCCAGTGGCATCACGGAGGAATTCGAAAAGCTCCTTTTTGGAAACTTCATTAAGGACGGGAAGCCGGACATGATCAAGGACGCTTATGAGTGCGCAGTGGAATACTATAAGGATTTTCCCAACGTCATGGGAAAACGTTCAAACAGTATCGCTTTGCTCGGGCAGCCGGGCAGCGGAAAAACGCACCTGTTAACGGCGATCATGAACAATCTGATTAAGAAAAAATCAATTTACTGCATGTATTTCCCGTACGTTGAGGGAATGGGCGATCTGCGAAATGACTTTGACCAGTTGGAAACAAAGCTCGACGCCATGCGGAAAGCCGATGTCCTGTTCATTGATGACTTATTCAAGCCAGTGAAGGGGGAGCCGCGGGCGACGGATTGGCAAGTGGAACAAATTCAATCGGTTGTGAACTATCGGTACCTGAATCATAAGCCTCTGCTAATCTCTTCCGAGCTTGATACGGGCGAAATTTTGGATATCGACGAGGCGCTGGGCTCCCGGATTCATCAAATGTGCAGAGATTACACGGTGATCATTAAGGGCGACCGGATGCAATTAAACCATAGGTTAGGAGATTGGGAATGACAGAAAAAGCGAATTTCACAGCGACCGACGGAATGTATCTGTTCGGGCCCGCCGAGCAAACGGCCGGCCAGGACCTTACCCCGGCGATCCGGGTGCTTGAGGAAAAAATCAAACAAATGGAGCTGATGCACAGTGCTTAAAGCGGTGATCCTGCTGCCGGCCATCATCCTCACTGCGCCGTACAAGGAAAAGCAGATTCAGCACTGGGAACAAATTGACGGGAGGTAATGACGGTTGGATTCCATTCAGTTTATAGTTTACGGCGAGCCTGTTGCACAGGGGAGGCCGAGGGGATCTGTTATAAATGGCAAGGTTAAAATGCGTGATCCTTTGAAATCAAAGAATTTTAAACAATATGTTGCGCTGGTGGCGTCACAGTATCGGCCAAAACAAGTTATTACGGGACCTGTGGCAATGGATGTTAGAGTATTCAGACCAATGACGAAAGAAATTTCTAAATCCAAGACAAAAAGAGAAAATGCGGAAAAGGGTCTCCTGCGTCCCGTAACAAAGCCGGACGTTGACAACTATGTAAAGGGAGTTAAAGACGCCCTGAATCATCTGATTTACCGGGATGATAGCCAGGTAGTCGATCTGAAAGTTAGCAAGTTTTACAGTGAAGAACCCCGAGTGGAAGTCATTATAACGGAAATCCTGTCATAACGCTTTGCGGCAAAAGTTTGGTGCTTGAAAACTAAATCAATTCAGGAGGTTATCGCTATGCAAGAAAAGATCAATCCATACAAGCCTGGTCCAGTTAAGGAGTGGAAAATGACGCCGGAGCAGTTGGCGGCATACGTCGAAAAGCATCCAATCATCTACCGTGAGGAATTAAAGCCATCTGCTGGCGTAACGATGCGGCTGCCGTCATAAAACGTAAAAAAGCACCGAAGCTGCGCCTCAGTGCCCTTGATATGAACTGGTACTTCTATCATAGCACAGGGGGCGGCCAGAGTGAACAAGCCAACAGAAATAAAAAATCATGAAACAACTATTCAGCAAAGCATCGAGCCGGGGAAAGTCCGCATCATCGTTTTAGATGGCACTGAAGGGACTGCTCATCTAATGGACGCCCCCGAACACGGTAAAACAATCATTCAAACAATAAAAGGCGGCCTGGCTCGTTGTGATTACGAGATCGGCCATAAATTCAAATAGCAGGGATTTCCCCTGCGGGGGAGGAACGGAAAATGTATCAAAACGAAATTGCCCGCAAGTGTGAACGCTGCGGAAAAATATATTATTCAGCTCAATGGGTTGTATGCAAAACATGTCTTTTAGACCGGGAGGCCCGGGCATGAAAGAATTCAAAATCAATTTGTCAAAAGGTGAAGTTTTATATACCGGTTCTTACATTTGCACCCTTTCAAAAACGGCGGCCAGTACACCGGAGCCAATTTCTTTGGAAGCAGCAGCCGAAAAGCTCGCGGAAGAGTTAATCATGCAGCAGGCTATGAATCGGGAGCACCAGCGCCAGCAGGATATTGCGGCCAATCAATTCCGGCAGGCACAGAAAGATATTAAGTTGCTGCAGGCGGAGAACAAGCGTTATAGAAACGCATTAGAATTTTACGCCAATGAAACGACGTATACAAACGAATTTGAAGACTGTCCGCCAGCTGTCGAACTCGACGGAGGGCAAACGGCCAGAAAAGCATTGGAGGGGGCTGCGGAATGAATAACATCAAAATCCGGTATACATTCCGGCATAAGGAAACAGGCAATGTCGAATTGAAAACGTACTTTATCAGTCAGCTTGAAGAACGCCCGGCGCGCAAACTGTCTCCCGTCTTTTGTGAAGAGTTCGGTTACGAGTTGATCAGCCGCGATTTATATACCGGCACGAAGGACAAAAACGGCAAGGAGATTTATCAGGGCGATGTTGTTATGTTCTCCTTTATTGACGAGGGCGAAAAAAACACACGATTTATGCAGATTGTTTTTGAAGGCAGCGGCTTCAAGATGAAAGAGATTTGCCGCAACTACAGGCTAGAAAAAATTCATGGAGTCCTTCGTATCAAGCGTGGAACGCTAACAGATCACCAGGGGAAACTTCAAGAGATACACAAACACAATGATCTTTATTTTACAGAAATCATCGGCAATGTACATCAGAATCCCGAAATGTTAGGCGGTGCTGCAGAATGATTCCATTACAAGTAGAACTCCAGCGGAACGTGAAGGCCACGAAGGACGAAGCAATGACCGTCGAGCAGGCGGCCGAGCTTTTGAAGGTTCACCCGGACTACATCCCGACGCTGGTCGCTCGGTCTGACGATCTGAAAATGATCGGCGATACCATTATCGCTAAACGGGATAAAACAAATATCTGGCTGGTCGGGGCATGCGTGGGGCTTTTCTTCTTCGCTGTTGCTGTGCTGCCGAATTTGATCGGGGGTTAAGGGATGGTACGCTCACCTTTAATCTTATTCGGCGGCAAAGGACATACGCCGAACACAACATAATGTACATAGAGCCTTTCGGCGGCTCGGCCAGTTCAGTGAAAACTATATATTAAATAGGGGGATTCAATGGCGCTGAGAATAATTTTTATGCTAATGGGGTTAGGATTCTGGTTTTATTTTCAGTACGAATACAGGCCGGACATGAAAGCAAACATCACGTTAATAGGAGCAATCATTGCATTCACGGCAGCGGCTTATTTTAATGATATTGATAAATTTAGAGAGAAGCAGGAATGAATAGGCTGTTTTACTTAAAAATGAAGATAAGGACGGAAAGAAATGAAAATTTGGAAAGGAAATTATAAAATAGTTTAGAAATATATGGTATGATAGGCTCGTTGAATTCTGGTTAAAGGAGATTTTGTTATGATGCGAACTACACCTAGCCTATTTGATGTAAACCGTTTTTGGAAAGGTTTTAATGAATATAAAAATTACAAAGTTGATAATAAACAACATGATTTTTTTAAACTGTTTCGTAACGAAATTCCTGTAGCATTTGAGAAGGTATTAAAAGAAAAGCAGTTCAAGAATCGAGATTATATAAGCATCAAAGCTTCCACAGGTACTGGGAGGATTTCTGATTCATTCTGGATTGCTTTTCTTGATAATCGATTGACTACCAAAGGAAAAAGAGTATCGACTCAAGTTGGTATTTATATTGTTTTATTGTTTTCAGAAAGCGGAGACAATTTTTATTTAAGTATAGCAACTGGCACTGAAAACTTTAACTTAACTGAAATTAGGGAGCAAGCTAAAGCAGGTAAACAATTCTTTGCTAGACAGATTCAATCAAATGAAAAGTTACTAGGATTTAATACGGATGAATTTTATTTGGGTACGTCCGACAGGCCAAAAAAGTATGCTGCCAGCGCCCTCATCAACAAGAAATTTAATCTATTTACGTTTGATGAAGAGCAATTGCTTAACGATTTATTCATATTAAATGACCTCTTCTATGATTATGTCTATGAACATTATTTAGAAGAAAATAATGGCGAAACTGAACAAGAGAATTTAATAAAGAAAAAAACGATTAGAAGAAAAGTAATAAATGTTGAAAAGTACAGGTTGCTTCGCAAAGAAAAAGAGATTGCTAATGAATTAACTGGAAAGGCAGCAGAAGAGTTTGTCTTCCATAAAGAAAAAGATTATTTAATCAAAGAAGGCAGAAATGAATTGGCTCAAAAAGTTGATTGGATCTCTAATAGGGAAGACGGTCATGGATATGATATAAAATCTTATTTTCCAGATGGCTCTGACAAGTTTATTGAGGTAAAAGGTACCAAGTTTAAAAACAATGATTATCAGTTTTATTTATCTGAACGTGAAAGAGTTGTTGCTGAAGAAAAGGCAAAAGAATATGTTTTAACATTGGTTGAGAACGTGGGGAATCCTAAGCTAATAAAAATCATAAAAGAGGTTAGGGACCCGGTTCATAAAATGTGTTTAAAGCCGCTAAATTATAGTGGCAAACTGAAACCAGAGGGATGCCAAGACAATGACGAATGAAATATTAAAAGACCTAAAATCAATATCAATTACATTCATAAAATTTCTTTGTGTTTTAGCAGTACTTACGATTATAGCAATTATATCTTGGCATTTGAAAGCATATGAAGTTATTTATTACATAATAGTAATAGGTGCTTACCTAATTATTTGGTTTTTAATATATTGTTTTTTAATAAGGCCGCAAAAAGTAAAAAGAGATAATTTGTACCTTTGGTTAGATTCTCCGAATTTCACAGACAAAGAGTTTATTCATGATTTATCGGAGGTTCCTGTTAAGGACTTGTTAGAAAATTTAGAGACAATTTATAAAAAATTATTGATTTATGCAAAACTCGATATAATTAAACTAAAATTATTAAAGGCATACTTCAAGACAAAAAGCTCAGGAAATATTATTGAGGTGCTTTTTCGCTCTTTAGTGGCAATAATTTCAGGACCTTTGTTATTATTTGTGATAAACAATAGACAATTATTTGTATTCCTAAAGCCCAAAGACTTCGCTGAGATTAATCCAACGTTTCTAACCGTGGCAAACATTTTAACTATAGTCTTGTTTTTCTTAAGTGTTCTTATGTTTTTGATATCTGATTCAGTAACAAATAAAAAAAGAAACCTTATAATTGAGGAAATACTTGACGTATGTATTAGCGAATGTAGTAATAAAAAATAAGTCCAAGACGGAAAGCCTGCGGACACTGATCATTGCACAGAATTTTTTCTGCGCTCTGGTTGGTGTCCGTTTTTTGTTATCAGGAGGGATGACATGAAGCGGAAGAAAAAGGAGCCAGATAAAAACGTTTCTGAGCGATCAGATCGCTTTTGGCAGACAAAATATGCAAACTCTGAAAAGAGGCAAGGGCGGCGCTTTGAGACGCAAATAAAGGGAGTGTTTGGTGTGAAGTATGGATTCGCCTATCAAAATGGGAAAATCGTGAATCTTTTGTGCGGAAAAGAAGATTTATTCGAGAATATGAAAAGTTTCTTGATGGAAAAGTGTAGCCTAACAATTCAGGAAGTATCTAAAACTGAATATCTGGCAGAACAAAAAAAGAACGGTTGGAATGAGAAGTATTCTATTTACGGACAAAAGGAGAGTTTATAATGTCTGATCAAATGATGGCTTGGGAAATCGAAGAATGGATTCGTGATTATAATTTTATGCTGCGGGAGATCAGTCGATTGAGCCGCATTCTCAACAAGGTGGAGTTTGCCGGGCAGAAGCTTGTGGCTACTTACGGTGACGAAGCAGGAATGCCGAGAGGATCAGCCGGAATAAGCCAGGCGGAATTACGTCAGATGGATCGTCGTGAAAAGCGGCTCCGTAAATATGAAACTATCGTTGATTTTCTTGAGCGCTCTACTGAAGAAATAGAGGACGAAAAAAATCGTATTGTCTTTGATTGTATGTTAGAAGGGATGAAGTTTCGTGAAATCGCGCTGCATCTTGGCGTTTCCCGCGAAACAGTCAGACGCATTAAAAATGATATTGTGTGCCATTTGTGCCAAATGTGCGAAACGTGTCAGCTTTTGCAATTGTTGAATCAGATAAAATCCGCAGTGTAAAATGGAAGGCAGGACGGGGAGGCGAAATATTCCTGCGTCCCCACCAATTTCATATAGTGATCATTAAGCTCTATGCCCTTATTGGGTGTGGGGCTTTTTAGTAGCAGCAAAAGCCTCCTCCTATTGGAGAAAGGCCAATGCGACAGAGATAATCGTTGAGATAAGTAGATCTATGTTCGTATTTGCATTAATACTCAACTTCACATTCACGTTAATCTTGATCATTATTTGTCACCTCCAAAAGAAATTGCCTTGAGAGGTTGAAGCTCGCACAAAATGCGTGTTCCTTCCTCACTAATAACTGCGTATTAACTTTAGAGAATGGCAAAAAAATATTTCGACAAATTCTGCAAGCGGGTGCTTTTTTATGTTCTCTGTAAACCGATTCCGGTAAATCTCAGAAAAACTATCGGCGGTTAACGGTCTGAGTGCGGCGTCGGTTTAGAGAGAATATCTTTTTCCAAAACAACTCAATTCAAAAGGAGGCGGCGGTGGATGTAGATGGCTGAAAAGCATATTCAGGCGTATAAGGATTACGCCAAAGGCATGAAATACAAGGACCTTGCCGAAAAGTACGGGGTGTCAGTGAACACCATTAAATCGTGGAAGCAGCGGCATGGTTGGGAACGAAAAAAGGGTGCACCCTCCGAAAAAAGTGTGCACACAAAAAAGGCAGGCGCCCCACCTGGCAATAAAAATGCATTGGGAAACAACGGCGGCGCCCCGGAGAGAAATCGAAACGCGGTTTCGCATGGATTCTTCTCAAAGTATTTGCCAGAGGAAACGCTTGAAATCATGGAAGAGATTCAGGAGCGTTCCCCCGCTGATATGATATGGGATCAGATTCAGATACAATACGCGGCCATTCTGCGGGCACAACGCATTATGTTTGTGCAGGATAAAAATGACACTACGAAAATTGTCTCTAAAATAAAAGGTGACCTCAGCATAAATGAGGACGGCAGTCTTTCAAAAGCTCACTTTGTGGAAGAGTTGCAGCACGATATACAATTCGCATGGGATAAGCAGGCGGCATTCCTGAATGCTCAATCACGGGCGATGGGTGAGCTCCGGGGCTTGATCAAGCAATTTGACCAGCTGGCGCATGAGCAAGATGAGCGGCGCCTTAAATTGGAACAAATGCGCTTGAATATCGAGAAGACCAAGAAGGCTATTAACGGCGGCGACGAAAACACCAAAGAAAATGAGATTGCTACAATGTTGAGAAAAATGGTGGATGCCGATGGAACTGAATAAAAAGCAAAAGGAAGTTTGGGACAGCTTCATAAAAGAGCAGCCCAAAATTTTAATTTGTAGCGGCGCAAAGAGGGCAGGGAAAACATTCGTGCTCATTTTGACGTTCCTTGCTCACGTTAGTAAGTATCAAAATATGGGTTTATCCTTCATCACCGGGGGGGCTCCTCAACCAGCCATAAAACGAAATGTCTTGAACGATATGGAATTGATTCTGGGTAAAGAATTGAGGCTCGACAAGTCGAATGCCGTTGAGATATTCGGCAACCGTGTATATTGCTTTGACGGGGCCAATGCTGATTCATGGAAAAAAGCGCGGGGGTTCACGTCAGCCGGTGCATTCCTGAATGAAGCAACTGCCCTGCATGACTCTTTCGTGAAAGAAGTCATTTCCCGGTGCTCCTACAAAGGCGCTGTGGTCATGATGGATACAAACCCTGAGAACCCGATGCACACCGTCAAAACGGATTATATCGACAAAGACGGGCAAATGTTGAAAAGCGGCCGGCTGAACATCCGGTCATTTCATTTCTCGCTGTTCGATAACAATTTTCTCGATCCGGAATATGTGGAGAGCATCGTGGCATCGACGCCGAGCGGCATGTTTACAGATCGGGACATACACGGTTATTGGGTGGCGCCTGAAGGAGTCATATACAAGGATTTCAATAAGGACATTCACTATATCAGCTCTGAAGAATTGGAAAACAGGCGTGTCAATTTCAAGAAGTATTTTGCGGGCGTTGACTGGGGATATGAGCACCCGGGTTCTATTGTCGTAATTGGACAAGATGACCAGGGGGGGTTTTATTTGCTCGAAGAACATGCCAAGCGACATGAGGAAATTGATTACTGGGTGAAGGTGGCGAAAGGCGTAAAAGAGCGGTACGGAAACATTAATTTCTACTGCGATACTGCGCGACCGGAACACGTTCAGCGATTCCGCAGGGAGAAACTGCGTGCATTGAATGCTGATAAGGCGGTTATATCCGGTATCGAAGAAGTGGCGCGGCTGCTTAAGCGAAACGAATTATTCATCGTAAAAGACAAGGTCGCTCGCTTCGAAAAAGAAATTTTCATGTATGTATGGAATCAAAAGACCGGCGATCCTGTGAAGGAATGGGACGACGTGCTGGATGCTCTCCGGTACGCTCTGTATTCGCATAATAAACCGAAAAGGCGGAAAGGGATGAGCTGATGAATCAGTTTATAGAAATTATTGAGCAGTCCGGCATAACACCTGAATTGATTGACAAGATCATTCAGGAGCATAAGCCGGATCATGACAGAATGAAAAAGCTTTATGATCGGTACCAGGCTGAGGTTCAGGGCGTTCCGATCTTATCCAGAGAAGCCATTGAATACGAGGATTTTGAAACAGGGAAATTAAAACGTATTGATCACAAAGTAAACAATAGGCTGAACAACTCGTTTGATTCTGAAATCATTGATACAAAGGTGGGCTATCTGTTTGGTCATCCTATTGCATATGAGTTTGATGAGAGCGGTGAAGCAAGTAATGCAAAACTTGTGAAACAGCTGATTGAAGGTTTCAGTACGGAAAACAACATTGCTGATGAAGACAGTGAGTGGGGGAAAATGGCCTCTATTTGCGGTTACGGCGCCCGCCTCGCTTACGTTGATCGTTCTGGAAACGAGCGAATAAAAAATATTGATCCATGGGAATGCGCTTTTATTACTGATGGAAGCATCCATGAACCTACTTACGCTCTGCGATATTACACGGTGTATGGCGGCAAGATTAAAGCAGAATTCTATGATCAGAAATATGTTTATTATTTCAGTACGAAAGACAGCTCGTCCTTCACTTTTGATAAAAAAACTTTGCATCTTTTTGACGGCTGTCCCTTATTCGGTTTAGCGAATAACAAGGAACTAAAGGGAGATGCTGAAAAGGTTCTTTCGTTAATTGATGCGTATGACCGCACGTTGTCCGATGCATCGAATGAGATTGAGCAATACCGACTGGCTTATCTGATTTTAAAAGGGCTTGGCGCGGATGAAGAGACGCTTGATCAGCTCAAAAAGACCGGAATCCTTGAGTTGTATGACGAAAAAGACGACGTAAGCTATCTGACAAAGGATATAAACGATGCCATCATAGAAAACCATCTTGATAGGTTGGAAGAGAATATCCTTCGCTTTGCGAAATCGGTCAATTTCTCCGATGAATCTTTTGGCGGGAATGTTTCAGGGGTTGCGATGAAATATAAATTGATGTCGCTTGAAAACAAATGCATCACAATGGAACGGAAGATGACTGCTGCTCTGCGTTATCAATATAAACTGATTTTTTCCGCATGGGGCACTAAAAGGCAAGCGGCGGCGGAAGATTATAAAAAAGTTTGGTTTGGATTTAAGCGAAACCTTCCGGCAAATGTACTGGAAGAAGCAAACACGACGGGACAGCTTAAAGGAATGGTAAGCGAAGAAACCCGCCTGTCTCTGCTGTCGTTTGTTGATGATGTCCAGTATGAGCTGAAGAAGATGGAAGAGGAAGAAGAGGAATACAGGCTCAACATGCCGCCGTTAACGGATGTGGAAACAGACGCGGGCGGTGATGAAGATGAACCAGAATGATATTGATAAGTACCTGGACGACATGATCACTGAGGATGCTCAGAAGATTGATGTCGTTTTTGCGTCTCGCTTAAAGGAGATCAATGCACAAATTGCCCAGATGTATGCGAAGTACAGCAAGGACGGCCAGCTTACTTTTGCCGATGCCAACAAATACAATCGTCTGAACAAGGAAATGGAGAGGATGGCCGAGGAATCTCACCAGGCTTTCAAAACCATTCTGACTATTGTTGAGGCATTAGCAGCCAAGCAGTTTTTAGAGAATTATATGCGTTCTGCTTATCTATTTGAAATGGAATCCGTGGTTAACTTGGGTTTTAGCATCCCGACAGCCAAAGTCATCCGGCAGGCCATTCTAAACCCCATAGCTGAATTGACCTTGTCAGCGATATACAGGAGGCATCGAGACGATTATGTCCGGCAGATTCAAATTTCCGTCGCACAGGGCCTACAAGCGGGGGAGGATTATTCAAAGATCGCCCGCCGCATTGAAAGAGCGACCGAATTTGCCCGCAGGAAAGCCCGTGACGTGGCGAGAACAGAAGCTCATAGGGTACAAGTCTCGGCAAGGATGGAAAGCGCTGAAAAGGCCTCAAAACGGAGCAGTCTTAAAAAGATGTGGAATGCTACTCTTGATCTTAAAACACGAGCCGGGCACAGGAAGCTGGACGGGAAGACTATAGAACGCAATGGGCTGTTCAAATCAATTTACGGCGGCGTCGGGCCGGCTCCAGGGCACATGAATAATGCCAAGGATGATATTAACTGCCGTTGCACAATTACGTTTAAAGTGAACGGCGTCCTGCCGGATACGAGAAGAGCGAGGGAAGGCGGCAGCGGGGCTGGCCAGACAATCCCATACCAAACCTATGAAGAGTGGTACAAATCCATTGAGGAAAAGGGCCGCCGTTAAACAGCGGCTTTTTATTTTGTCCTGAGCACGACGTTAAAAGGCTTATTTTTCATGCACTCATAACAGGCGCGCACTGTAGAGGGCAAAGGAGGAAGAAGCGTAATGCCAACATTAGAAGATGTGAAAAAATTTCTTGAAGAAAATAAAGAGAACGAAGAAGTACAGTCGTATCTGAATGAACTTTCTGCCGTGTCTGCTGACAAGGTGAATGGGTTTTTAGATACAGAAGAAGGAAAACGTCTCATTCAGCCTCGGTTGGATTCTCATTTTACAAAAGGACTTGATACGTGGAAGGCGAACAATCTCGATGCTCTGGTTGATACAAAGGTAAAAGAGCTTTATCCAGAAGAAACAGAAGAGCAGAAGCGGATCAGGAAGCTCGAAAAGGAGCTGAAAGATCAAAAGACAGCAGCACAACGTGAAAAGCTTTTAAACAAAGCTGTTTCTTATGCTTCCGAAAAGCAACTGCCGGCAGATGTAGATGTAGTGGGATTCTTTGTCGGTGAGGATGAAGAATCAACGATGAAGAACCTCGGAGCATTCGAAGAGAAGTACAACGTTGCACTTCAAAAGGCTATTGAATCCAAGTTTCAAGAGAATGGCCGTGATGTCCAGTCCGGCAGCAATGAATCGACAAATCAAGATTTAGACATCAGCTCGCTTGCAGCTGAAGCAAGTATAAGAAAATAAGGAGGGCTATCTTTAATGCCAACATTTAATCCGAACAATGCATTGATGCAAGACTCAGTAAATGGGAAGGTTCCAACTGAACAAGGAACGCTGGTTTTAAAAGAGTTTATGACCCAATCTGCTGTCACGAAACTAGCAAAATATGAAGAAATGACTAAGCCGGAGAAAGAATTCACGTACTTGGCTTCTGGGCCAGGAGCATACTGGGTTGGAGAGGGCGATAGAATTCAAACATCTAAGGCCCAATGGTTAACAGCAAAAATGATTTCAAAGAAATTGGGTGTCATCATCCCTGTTTCTAAAGAATTCTTGCGCTACTCTGTAACAGATTTCTTCACACAAATGCGCCCGGCTATCGCTGAAGCCTTTGCGATCAAATTTGATCAGGCTGCGTTATTCGGTGTAGATTCACCGTTTGGAAAAGGCGTATCTGTATTTGAAAAAATCAAGGAATCTGGTAACGCTATTGCGTTAAACTCACTTGGCAATCTATATGATGAGTTAAGCGGGATCATGGCTTTGGTCGAAGACGCTGACAAAGATGTAAACGGCTTTACAACAACACGCCGATTCCGTCAGAAACTTCGTGGTACTAAGGACGGTAACGGGCTTCCGATCTTCAACGATGCGACAGGCGGCGCCACACAACAAGCCCTTGGCCTTCCGATCGGATATGTGGATTCTAAGTCATGGGATTACGAAAAAGCGGCATTACTTGCGGCTGACTGGAATTACACACGTTATGGAATCCCTCAAGGAATGGAATACAAAATCTCAGAGGATGCAACATTGACAACGATAGTTGATGCAGACGGAAACCCGATCAACTTGTACGAGCGTGATATGGTTGCTCTCCGTGTAACTCAGCAAGTCGGATTCATGACATTGACCGATGATGCTTTTGCTGCTATTACACCAGCACCGGAGGCGTAAGCTTATGGGATACACATCTAAAAACTATAACACTAATAACGGCGACAAATTGGTGATTGGTGGCGAGCTTGAAATAAAAGAGGGCGCGAAGGTGACCGGGTTATCGGGTTCTGCGCCTGCTCCTAAAACTATCACTTCGGAAATGATCGGCGACGGAGAAGTGAAAAACCTCAATATCGGTGATGGTTCTGTCCAAAATCGTAACATCGGCACCGGTAGTGTACAAAATGCCAACATCGGTGCCAAAGCAGTTACTTTAGCTAAACTCGGTGACGATGTGACAGCCAAACTATCTGATTTAGAGAATCGGGTAAAAGCACTGGAAGGAGGCGGCGCGTGATATGAAAGCATCTAACGGTTCCAAAACCATTGAATGCACTGAAAAGGCTTTTGAGGTGGTTTATTCTCACATTGGTTTTAAGAGAGTGGAAGAGGCCAAACAATCTAAAGAGCCGAACGAACTGCCGGGTACAAACCTTCTTGATATGACTGAAGAGCAATTGAAAAAGGTGAATAAGGATGAAATCGTTGCCTTTCTGAAGGAGAACGAATATGAATTTGATCCCAAAGCGCCTAAAGAGGAACTGATCAAAATTGTTCTCGGTGAAGTGTAGGTGATTCTATGGATGTTCAAACCATAAAAAATATGCTTGGCATAAAAACAGACAGCCACGATACCTATCTGGCCGAGGTCCTGCCTCTGTTCATAGATCAAGCAAAAGACTGGTGCAACAACTCATTCACGGTCAATGGAGAAGAAAAATTACCAGCAGGGGTAAAGCTGTATGTCGCGAAAGCGATCGAGCATAACATGACTCCGTCCAATCTTTCCGGCCGAAGTATGGGAGATGTCTCATATTCTTATGAAACAGAGCTACCAAGCAGCATTACGAAGCTTCTTGCTCCATACAGAAAGCTGAGAGTCATATGATCTATGAAGAATTTCCACATGTCGTCACGTTTCAACGGGTGGAAAAGGTGCCGGACGGCGGCGGGGGCTATGTTGAAAAATTCACTGATTATCTCACAACAGAGGCCTTTGTCGGCGGGATTACGTCCCGGGAATATTATCAGGCTCAGCAACTTCAGAACCCGGTTGATTGCAATGTGTATTTCCCGTATCGCAATGATATTGAGAAGACAATGCGGATCATCTACGAAAACAAGGTGCTGACTCTCAAATCAGATCCGATCGACCAGGGCGGCATGCATGAGATTATGAATTTGAAATGTCAGGTTACGGGGGTGCTGAAGGGCAATGGCTGAGGTGAGCGGCAGATGGGTCAGGCAGATGCAAAGAGCCACGAGCGAGTTCAGAAACCGGGTCATAGATGATATTAAGCAACTGGTCACAGACACGGCCGAGCTGATTTACAGCCATGCTGTTCTGAATGCTCCGACCGCCGCAATAGACGGGGGGAACCTGAAAAATTCAATTGAAATCGACTACCAAGAGGGCGGCTTACGGGCCGTTATTTCTGTTGGTGCCGATTATGCCGTATATGTGGAATACGGAACAGGGATTTACGCAGAGGAAGGCGGCGGCCGGCAAACGCCGTGGGTTTATTATGACACCAAGCTTAATAGATGGGTGGTCACGCGGGGAATGCGGGCGCAGCCGTTCTGGAATCCAGCGGTGGACGAAGGTATGCGGTATTTTGCCAGTCAAATGTAATAGAAAGGAGCTGTCATCATGCGATCTGCCCTGTGGCCGTTGCAGGCTGCTCTATTTAAGAGGTTATCAACAGACGAAGAGCTGAACGGGCGCGTCACAGGCGTCTTTGATGCAGTCCCGAAAGATCAGCAAAAGCCTTATGTAACAATGGGGGATGATGATGTTTCCCCATTTAAAACCAAGACATCCAGCGGTGAAGAAATCAATGTGGTTTTACACTGCTGGTCAGGTTACAACGGAAAAAAAGAAGCAATGGAGATTCTGAGCCTCATGCTTCAAGCGTTAACAAGCAAGCCCCTAACAATAGAGGGCTTTTCTTTATGCCGTTCTGAGATGCGCAGCATGCAGGTGATCACCGATATTGACGGGTACACGCGTCACGGCATTCTCAGAATGCGCTTCACAATAAACAATTGAGAGGATGAAAGAAATGCCAGACTTATTAAACGGTAAAGATGAGATTTTCTTTGTGCAGCCAATGGATGCAAAAGATGGCGAAGGTCTATTTATTGCCTTTCAGACGGAAGGATCACACACGAAAGAACAAGATACACTAGACGAGTCCACAAAGTCAGGTCGGATCGTTGGATATGGTACGAAAAACGAAAGCTTTGAATTGACGTATTTTGCTGCCGTTACCGATCCAGGACAAGAAGCGATTGAAAAAGCATTTGACGACGAAAAAGCAATTAAAGTCTGGAAGGCGAATATCAACAAAAATGCAGAGGGCAAACACCCTGCCGTTTATGGGCATGCGATCATCGAAAGTTTAGAATCAGGCTCTCCACAGGATGGCTTTGTCGAAGTATCAGTCACCTTACCGGTATTAGGAAAAACCTTTAAGGGAGAATTGCCCGCGATCCCTGATGATGTGCTGGAAACAATTAAATCATCGGCCGGCGCTAAAGGCTTTGAAGATTTCGGCACTAAAAGCACTACGCCCTAATGCGCCCCAAAATCTATCGTTCACGGCTACGTCTGACAGCGTGACCGTGAAATGGGATGCGGTAGATGGGGCGACTTCATATAAGGTATACAGGGGAGCGGGCAAGCAGCTGGACGCAACTGTCACTGGCACATCCCACACCTTGACAGGAATTGCGGCCGACACGAAACTGACGGTCAACGTCTCTGCTGTGAACGATGCGGGCGAGTCCTCAATGACCGAGATTGTTACGCAAACACAAGCGGTTACGCCCTAACGTACCCCGCAATATAACTGCGAAAAGCGCCACTTCAAATCAGGTGAGTTTTTCATGGGATGCGGTGAAAGGGGCGACATCTTACAATATTTACAGGTTTTATGCAAAAATAGCGACTGTCTCAAAGAATTCGTACACGTCGAATCCTAACCTAAAGCCGGACACCGCCTACATTTTTAACGTGTCGGCAGTGAACTCGGCCGGGGAATCGGAACGATCGGCCAATTTTACGATACGAACAGAAAAGGAATTATAGGGTCCGGGCTTCCCGGGCTCTTTTTTAACATACAAAAATAATCGGAGGTTTTATAAATGGCTTACTTAACTATCGGAGATAAAGAATACAAATCACGTTGCGACTTTGCTTTTGACAGATTGGCAAACGAAAAATATTCCACTGCGGACGAAAAGGGCAAAGGCGGCACAATGAATATTTACATGAGCTTGCTCAACGAAGAGGCTTCCTATCTTTCTGCTTTTTGGGATTGCGCACTTGCTTACTTGAAGAAAGAAAAGCCATCAACTGAGGCTATTGAGGAAGCAATCATAAAAATCATTGATGAAGACGAAACAGGCGACGCAATTGACAAGATGATCAATGAAGCATTCACGACATTGGACTCAGCGGGTTTTTTCAAAGGCGTGATCCGTCAGCGCTGGAAGATGATGGAGAAGATGAACAAAGGGAAGAAACCGGCTCCGAACGAAACACCGGAAATGGAAGCGAAACGGCTGGAGGACGAAGAGAACGGCAAGGAAGTCTTGAAGATGATGAAAGAGGCGTACAAAGAGAGAACGGGATCGACTACGACCAAATAATTACGAATTCCGCACATTGGCTTGGGGTTTATGATGTGGATTTAATCATGTCATGGACTCCTAACGAGTATAAACTTTTACTAAAAGGGGCCAAGTTGCGAGAAATAGATGAATTGGAGCTTATGGCAAGAAACGCCATGTTTCACCGTTACGCCATGAATGAGAAGCGCCCCAAAGAAACGAAAATGTTTGATGCAAAGAAGGCCAGACGCCAATTGGAGCGCAATATCACTGGCGATAACGACAAATGGCGCAAGTCAGATGTAAACGAGCTCGGCAAACGAGCCAAAGGGGTTCAGCGGTTTAATGATGCAATCCGCAACCACTTTGCAAAATCCGGACAAGGAATGGGGTGAGGGAATGATCGAAAGACTGACAGCAATAGTTGAAGCACAGACACGAAGATTTACTCGCAGCATGGATCGTGTGAATGATATGATGCGTCGGATGAATGATCATCAGACGGTGGAAATCGACGCAGAGATCGCAAGCTTTCAGGCCAGAGTGCGGCAGGCCGAGCAGCAAATTGATAATTTTGTACATCGACATGAACGCACGCGAGTTGATTTAGATGCTGATTCAGATCCTCTGACTAGAGCTGTGTCAGAAGCACGGACAGCTTTAGCTTCGTTGCGAAATAGAGTCACAACCAACATAAACGGTGATACTTCGAATTTAACGAGAGCGGTAGCAGTAGCCAGAACAGAGACACATTCCTTGCCGAAACGTGTTTGGATACACATCGAAGCCCGAATTGATCGGTTTGAAACATCAATGAACAGGCTCGCCAAAATCACTAACTCTGTTTCAACTGTCATAGGTCATTCGCTTGCCGGCGCCTTCACATCCGCATTGCCTGCAATTTCTCCGGTTCTTGCCAGCATAACTGGAGTAATCGGGTCATTGGGCCCTATGCTCGGGGTGGCAGCCGGCGGAGTAATGGGGTTAACCAGTGCATTTGCAACAGCGGGAACAGGCGCGGCGGCATTCGGCGCCCTTGCTGTTACTTCAATAAGCGGTGTATTTAAAGCATCCGAAGACCTTTCAAAGCTGCAGGAGAAGCTGGACAATGCAACAAGCGCAAAAGAGCGCGCTAAAATCATGAAACAGATCAATAACCTGCAAAAATCTCTTGGAAAAGAAGAGAGAGAGGCATTAAAGAACCTCGAAGACTTTAAAGACAATTGGCGGGACATCGGTACGATGGTTCAAAAGCCGATCTTAAAAACATTCGGTATGTCTCTAAATACGTTTAAACTCGCGCTTAACTCACTCATTCCAATGTTTGATGGACTGGCAAAAGAGGGCGTGGGACTGGCGAAAAGCATGGATAAGGCTTTTAAAGCTCCGGACATGCAGAGATTCATTTCTTATCTGAACAAAGAAGCTCCGGCGGCGTTTGCTTCATTCGGCCGATCTGCCGGGAATGTCTTACGGACAGTTTTCAATCTGATCGTAGCATTCGGACCGACCGGAAAGAGCATGACAAAATCCATCGAAGGAATGACCCAATCATGGGTGAAATGGTCAGCAAACTTGGGTTCTTCAAAGAAATTTCAGGCTTTCGTGGAGTATACAAAAACCAACGGCCCAAAATTGTTGCAGATTATCAGAAACTTTTCGGGCGGCCTGACAAAGCTGTTTACTGGATTCGCTCCTATGTCACAAGACATGATGACATCACTCGTAGATCTGACCAAGCGGTTCAATGAGTGGGCTGGCAGCGTTACGAAAACAAAAGAATTTCAATCGTTCATTGACTATATCAAAACCAACGGTCCTACAGTATGGAGCACATTGGGGCAGATCGCAAAAACTATCATCAACTTGCTTGTTGGCATGGCTCCACTCGGTAAAACGATTTTGGAGAATGTAAACGGGTTTTTGAAATTTACTAATGCAGCGATGGAAGCAAACCCGGCAATCGGGAAGTTCATTGCGGCGGGCATTTCATTAATCGGTGCGTTAAGAGCTATTGTTCCGGCGATAGTAGCCGTCAGCGCTGTTACAAACGGCTTAAAGGATTTTTTAACTGCAGCTAAATGGGTAAAAAAATTCGTCACAGGAACAGAAGGATTCACACTCGCTAAAATGATATCGCAATTGAAATCCGGCATAGTTTGGGTTGGTAAATTCATAGCAGAGTACACAGTTTTAGCGGCGAAAACAACAGCTGAAGCGGCTAGGACAGCTGCTGCTTGGACGGCTATGAAAATATCGTCGTTGATTTCTGCTCTGAAGCGCGGCATTGTACAAATGGGCTTATGGATCAAGAATATGACTGTAATGGCTGCTCAATCAATCGCAAGTGCTGCCCGTACAGCAACCGCATGGACAGCAATGAAGATCACCTCTTTTATCACAATGCTGACAAACGGGATTAAGCAGATGGGTCTTTTCATTGCCAAAATGACCGTGCTCGCAGCGCAATCCATAGCACAGGCAACCCGCATGGCAGCGGCTTGGACGGCGGCGCAGATCAGCAATTTTATATCTTTGTTGGTTGCAGGCGGTAAGCAAATGGTTTTATTCGGCCGGCAACTCGTCGTACTTGCGGCACAAGCGGCAGCACAGGCGGCACGCATGGCGGCATCATGGGTCATCGCAATGGGGCCTATCGGATGGATTACGGCGGCTGTCATCGGTCTGGTTGCCTTGATCATCGCGAATTGGGACACGGTGAAATCGGCTACAATTGCGGGATGGGGGGCTATTTCCACTTGGTTGTCTACTGTCTGGACAGGTATAAAGACGATAGCAACATCAACATGGAACGGAATAAAGTCGTTCTTCTCTAATGTCTGGAATGGTATTAAGAAGACTGCGACTTCAGTATGGAATGGCATTAAGAAGACTATTACCTCAATTTGGACAGGTCTTAAATCGGCGGCTGTCACAGTCTTTACGTATATGCGGGCCCAGATCGTTAACAGGATCATTGCGACGAGAGATAAAATGATCAGCATCTGGAATGCAATTAAGAGTAAAGTCTCGTCCATATGGAATGCTCTGAAAAGTGCTGCAGTGACTGCTTTTACCTATATGCGCGCACAAATTGTGAATCGGATTATTGCAACCAGAGACAAAATGGTCAGTTTGTGGAACGCGATAAAAAGCAAAGTGACATCTGTCTGGAATGCTTTAAAAAGTGCAGCTGTCACAGCCTTCAACTACATGCGGGCGCAAATCGTCAATAGAATTGTAGCGACAAGAGACAGAGTAATAAGCCTCTGGAATACAGTGAAAAGCAAAGTGATGTCCATTTGGAACGGCATTAAAAGCGCAGCTTCTACAGCATTCAGCTACATGAAAGCTCAAATCGTAAACCGTATCCAAGCAACAAAAGAACGTATCGTCAGCATTTGGAATGGTGTCATGAAATTTTTTAAAGGCATCAACCTCAAGTCCATTGGCCGCAACATCATACAAGGATTAATAAATGGTATCAGCGGCATGGCAGGGGCTTTAGCGAGCAAAGTGAAATCAATGGCAAATGCTATTCCAAACGGCATGAAAAAACTTCTGGGAATCCATTCTCCGTCAAGGGTAATGCGTGACCAGGTCGGCTATCACGTCGGTACTGGTATGGCGGCTGGTATTGATAAATCGCAAGGGAAAGTAAAAGCGGCCGCGGCAAAAGCAGCAAAAGCGGCTCGGAAGGCGGCTGAGGTAAAGGTATCCAACAAAATTAAGAACGCTGAAGTGAAGTATGACACCAAGAAAATGGGCGCCGATACGTATATCAAAACATTGCAGAAGATTCAGAAGCAAAACAAGCTTACCAGCGAGCAAAACCGAAAAATCCAGCGCGAGATATATCAGGCATCCAAAAGCGCCTCTGATAAGCAGAAGAAGCTTCTGAAAGAGCAGCAGCGCAAGGAAGCGAAGGCGAAACTGGCGTATACCAAGAAAGTATCAGATCAAATTAAGAAAGCTGAGGCAAAATACGATACAGGAAAAATCAGCGGGAATACCTATATCAAAACGCTTGAGAAAATCAAGAAGAAGAACAAGCTGAATTCTGACCAGCAAATAAAGGTTCAACGGGAAATCTATCAGACTCAAAAAGCGATGGCTGATAAGGCCAGAAAGCAGAAGGAAGCCGAAAAGAAAGCGGCTGACAAACTTAACAAGGGCATTCTTTCCGCAAACAATACTTATCTCTCAAAATTCAAAAGTGTGAATGATAAACTGACTGCCGATATTAAGGCGGCCAACGATGCCTATAAAAAGGAGCTGCAAGACCGAACTGATGCGCTTTATAAAGCCATCGGTCTATTTGACGATGTTTCGAGTGAAAATGTGAACGGCTCCAAGCTGACTGCAAATCTTAAAAAGCAGTTGGACAAAATTAAAACGTTCAACACTGACATTACAAAAATAGCCAACCGGGCACCGAAAGCATTTACGGATGAATTGAGAGAAATGGGTGTCGGATCAGCTGATCAGATCAATGCAATAGCCCGCATGACAGATTCGGAGCTAAATGAGTATGTCAGTCTGTGGAAAGAAAAGCACAAGCTGGCCAGTGACCAGGCTGCCCAAGAATTAACCGGGTTGAAGAACGCGACGACCAAGAAAATAAATGAATTACGATCGGCCGCAAATAAAGAACTGGCACTTCTGAAAAATGACTATCTCCGCAAAATTGGGGAGCTTACAGTTGACGTAAAACAGCTGGGTTCTCTGAAGAAAAGCGGTAAAGCCATCGGGTCAAATACAATGGCCGGCATTATTTCTGGAATGAAGAACATGAAGGGCGAGTTGGCGAAAGAAGCAAACTCCATCGCATCGACAATTGAGAAAACCATTAAGAAAAAATTGAAAATCCACTCCCCATCCAGATTGATGCGGGATCAGGTGGGGATCATGGTTCCTGCTGGTATCGCTGTGGGGATTCAGAATGGTATCGGCACTGTTCAGAAAGCTATGGGAGTCGTCAGTGATGCTATGACTATTCAACAAGAGGATATGAATTTTGCATATGACACATCCATTTCTAGCGGTGAACTCGGCACGGTTAGAAAAGAATTGAGCGCGGACATCCGGAACCTTGAATTGCCTGACAGGATGATTGTTGTTGAGATGGACAGCAAGAAGGTCGGTCAAGGCGTAGAAAAACCTGTCACAGACGCTCAGAAAAGGTCGAACGCAAGGAGGACGAGATTTAATTGATCAATTATCAGGAACTGCTGCCTAACCAATGGAAAATCACGTTTGACGGCATTGATATATCACCCTTCTTTTATGTAAAGTCCACGGGTGGCCGAGGCGTGACAGGGAGGGAAGTGAATACAGCCACTATCGGGAATCGTCCGGGAGGTTTCCTGCGTAACACAAGAATTCCCGTGAGAGTCATAACCATTGAGGTTCTTTTCGCCTTCAGCAGTGAAGAAGAGTTGAAGAAAAAGCAAGAGGAACTGACTTTTATTCTGCACACTGAAGAGCCTAAACCGTTAATTTTTCACGATGAGCCCGACCGAGTCTATAATGCTGTCTTTGAAAGCATTTCAGAAGGCGAAGAACAGGGAGGCTTTCAGACTGCAACATTGACTTTTATCTGTCCCGATCCAAAAAAATACGGCCCGGCGAAGGATTTTGAATTTAATTCAGGTATTCAGACTATCACTAATCCGGGCTATGCGGCTGTAGACCCGACAATCGAATGCGTCTTTGAAGAGAAAGCCACTTCATATGAAGTGGCTCTTCTTAATGCTGATGGGTCTGTATCGAAAACGATCAAGCTGCTGTACGATTTCATCGCTGGTGACACTCTTGTAATTGATTCAGCAAAAAGAAAGGTCACTTGCAGCGGTAATTTAATCATGACAGCACTTCAAATTCAATCAGATTGGTTTCTGCTGCCGCCCAGGACGCCAGTTAAAATCAAGTTCAGTCATAAGAGCAGCATCAAATTTAATGAGGCATATTTGTAAGGAGGTCCGGTCATGGCTGACATTTATATACTTTCACCAGGTGATAAATTATTGACAGTGCTGTCCAGCCACGGACGAGAAACCTGTACGTTCTGGGATGCTAAATACAAGGAAGAGCTCAACAAGGGCTCTTCTTTTTCTTTTGTAGCGGATGCCTCCCATCCTGACGCGCGCTTCCTATTCGAAGAGAATCAAGTGGTATTCAAGGATAAGGACGGTGTAATGCGTCTGTTTGTTATCAAGGAACTGGATGATACAAGTGAAGAAGGAGAGATTAACACTCAGGTTACCTGTGAAGCTGCCATGATGGAGCTTGCCGAAACCTTTGTAAAAGATTTTCGCCCTACCGATAAAACTGCTCAGTTTGTACTGGACAACGTTCTTTCTCGGTCAAGATGGGTGGCGGAAGTAACTGCGGAACTTGGAGTGAATACGACTACCTTCTATAAAAAAACAGCTCTGGATTGTATCGCTGACGTGATCAATATATGGGGCGGGGAGCTTCAGGACACTATAGAATTTGATGGGAATCAGGTCGTCAAACGAATTATAAAAATACTTCCCCGTCGCGGTAAAGACGGCGGGAAGCGCTTTGAGAGTGATAAGGATACAACGAATATCCGGCGGACCGTTATCAGTTACCCGGTGACAGCCCTTTGGGGTTACGGGGCATCCATAGCATCTACGGATGAGGAAGGAGAGGAAACGGGCGGTTATTCCCGTTTTATTGATTTCTCTGAAGTAGAATGGAAAAAATCAAAAGGCGACCCGGTCGATAAGCCTTTAGGCCAGGAATGGGTTGGCGATCCGGATTTATTAGAACGATTGGGACGCCTTAAAGATGGAAAGCTGATCCATCGGGAAGGCCAGTTCAATAATGAAGACATAACGGAGCCGGAAGAGCTCTTAAAGGCCACATATAATCATTTGATTACGACCGCATGTAAGACAGAAATCAATTACGAACTGTCCGTGCAACTGCTCGAGAGCGTGCCAGGACACGAACACGAACATGTGGAATTGGGAGATACAACGATCGCGATTGATCGAAACTTCGCTATTCCAATCGAGACATCGCAGCGCGTTATTTCAATGGAATACGATATTACCGACCCTGAAAACACTTGCGTTGTTGAGATCGGCCAATTTTTATCAGCATTACAAAAGGACGGCCGGATTGATCAAATTGAAAGCGTAATTGAAAAAAATCGCGGCACTTGGGAAAGTAAACCGGACGCCGGTGAGGTTACGGATGGAAGTTTCCCTGACAAAGCCCCGCCTGTTCCGTCGAATGTATTGATCAAGCCAATGTTTCAGAATGTGGCTCTGACATGGGACTATGACCCGTCCAGTTATATTGCAGCCTATGAAGTGTATGCTTCACAAGTAAATGGATTCACCCCATTAAAAGAGAATCGTATTTTCAGAGGCAAAACAGGCGGATACGAGCATTTTACAGGAGTAAATGAAGTTTGGTATTATCGCTTGCGCTCAATCAACACACGGGGCACAGCAAGCGAATTCACGGATCAATTTTCCGCGACCACTCAGCGCATCCTGACTGATGACATTGTTTTCGGAGCGATCACAAAAGAAAAACTGGCTGAGCTGGCCGTTGATGCTGATAAGCTTTCCAGAAACTTTGATGATGCCAATATTTTGCCGGGTTCATTGTTGGATAGCAACTGGTGGTATGCCTATTCAGGCTCAAAATACACAATAGACAAAAAAGAATTCAATGAAATGACAATTTATCAGGATGGCGCCAAGGCTTTTGGGGTTTGTCAACTCTCTGTAAAACAGACGATGGCGCTTGTGAAAGATCAAGTATATACTTTGTCTTTTGAAGTGAAACGAAATAATACAACAGATATATCTTGGAATCATCTAAAAAAAGGCAGCACATTCATTTCATTGGATGCAAGCGGGCTCACTGACATAAGCAATTACCCGGCTGATGAATTCGTGAGAGTGAATATTCAATTCACGGCACCAGAAACCGGTAATAATTACACAATTGGTTTGGGCGGCCGTGGTTCGGATGATAACAGTAATTGCAGTTATGTCGTAAGAAAAATTCAAGTCAGAAAAGGAGCGGTAATTAAAGAATATGGCTAA